ACACCTCTTTGTAGTGAGCGAAGTCTTTACAACTCCCATCACCCAAATAGTCGACAAGTTCTTTCCTGCGCTCCTCTATCTTGGAGGTCAGGTGACCTAATATCTTTTCTTCCATCATTCGCCTTTCCTACCCGACGGTTTCGCAGTCGGTTGTTGATTAGCTAGTGCCGCCATTTCAGCGTGGCGTAGCTTCTGTCCATGTATTTGGCCTCCGTGGGCCAGTTTTTGTCCATGAGCCTGTTGTGCTTGCTGCATGCCTTGTTGGGCTTGCATCGCAGCTAACTGCTGTTGTTGCTGAGCTTGTGCCATCTCTTGTGCATGGCGTTGTGCTTGCATCTCCATCTCGGCGCGGTGACGCTCTGCCACGATGACAGGATCCTCGCCTTGTTGACCAGCTTGTTGATATTTGAGCTCGAGCTCCGCTTGTTTGAGCATGAGATCGCCTTCGACCTTTTTCGCTTTGGTCTGTGCGTCTTGTGCTTTGATCTGCAACTCTTGCTGCTGCATCTGCACCAGAGGATCTTGCGCCATCTGTTGCGCTTGCGCTTGTTTTGCTTGAGCTTGGTTTTGCTGTAACAACTGAGCCGAAGCCTGGGCCACCAACTGAGACAACTGCACCTCGACCTCTTCTGGCAAACGCTGGCTTGGTGGTGGCAGTGGCACACCCATTTGTTCCTCGATCTTCTTGCGATACGCAAACGCTAAGTGTTCAGCGATGTGCGCTTGTACTGCGGCACCCATTTGCTGCGCCATGGGGTTTTGTCCAATTGTTTGCGCAATCATGGGGTCTTGCAAGAATGTTGTATGCGCAGCGATGTGTGCATCGTGATCTTGGAAGATAAATGCTTTAGTAGGTTTGCCGTTGAGGAAGCCCATGTTCTCGCTGATCGGGTCGATCGGAGTCTGGTCATCTTCTGTAGGAACTAACTTGTCAGCGTTTTTAACCCCAAGCACCTCAATCATTTGACGGTGCAATAAGGGCAAGTTGTAGATCTGCGGGGCTTGCTGCGACAACTGCATCACCGCTTGGTACTGCATGATGCGCTGAGCCATCGTAGAACTGTTGGGATCGCTGACCGGTATTACTTCAACTAAGTCGTAGTCAGATTGCTTGGCTTTGCGGTCTCCACCTTGTGGGTCGTAGGTGTAGTCTTTGGGGGCGTAGTCGCGGATGATGGACTTCAAGAGCTTGAACTCTTGTTTCATCGAGTAGTGCACGCGTGCCTGCACAGCAGACATTGTTTTTAACTGGCGCTCTAAGATAGCCAGTGTGGTACCTACCGGAGAGTTTGCACTCATGTCGGACACGTTCATGTCGGCGATTGAGCCCAGACGACGGCCTTCTTCGGTGATGCGATCTAATAACCCAGCCAGAACTTGTGATGGTTCTTTGTATGGCAGAGCCATGATGTTGTCTTTGATCGAGCCAGATGGCACATCTACATCACGGAATTCACCCGGTGCAATTGGCGTATCGTCACCCTTAACACGCAGCCCGCGTGACTTCAGCCCGCCGGGCAAATTAGATAACGTACCTGCATCAATCAACTGACGAATCAGCGCAGTACCCGCGCGTGCGTAGCCACCTATTAAGTGGATGTATCCAAAACCGTAAGCACCAAACCCAGGTACATAATCGTATTGAACGAAGTGGTCGCGCTTGAGTTTTCTCTTGTCGTCTTCTTCCCAGTTGCGGCGAATCGCTAACACTTCAGTCGTGCCGCGGTCAATCGTAACTACATATGGCAGTGCGATGCCGTCTTTATCTTCGTAACCAGGCATATCCCAGTCAACGTGGATTTCTAATGTTTGATAGCGCTCATCATCTGTAAGGTTGTAGCCTTGATCGTCAGCTTTCTTTTTCTCCACATCGTTGTGGATAGTGACTGGTTCACCTAAGTCAACGTCACGATAAAACCCTGCCACTTGCAGTTTCTTAAGGTCGTTCTTGGTCTTACGCATGACGTGAGTTACACGCTCAGCAGTACGCGCACCCGTTGATCCGTAAGGAATAATCACATCTTCAGCAGGTAAGAAGATCGCAGTCTGGCGACCCAACGATGGATCGTAGTAAACCTTTTTAAACGCTGAGCCAATCAGGCCTAAGTTGAACAGCATGCGCTCATGCTCAGGACGGTATTCAGGCATAGCCTCCGTCAACTGGTAGTTCATGTCCTCACGTACGCGCTCAGCAGCTTCTTCTTTTAGTTTATCTATAGCACCAATGATTTCAGTCTTGACCGGACCAGCCGCAGGGAAAGTCTCAATAATCGTCTCACTTTGGAAACGTACAGCCGCTTCTGTGAGGATAGTCGAGAAGACACCACACGCGCCATTCCAAGGTTCTGTGCGTTCTTCATACTTCATGCCCAATACATCAAGACCTTTGACGAACATCTCAGTCCAGTCCTTGCGACTGGCAATGTCTGCGTCCACATATTCAAGGAGGTCCCCAGCCAATGTAGCCAGTTCACCTTCGTCCATGTATTCCGCTAAGTTGGCACTAAAGTCATCTGCTGTCTCCGACTCCGGCATCAATGTAATCTCCATCGAGCCATCTGCCAGAGTCACTGAATCTGGGTTCTCAATCTCTATCTCCAGATCGGGTGCTTCTCCCGACTCTTCTGGGTTCAGTGCGTCCAACCCTATTGGGGCAGCGTACAGTGATTTGTTAATGTCCATGTGTATTCCTTAATAATAGGCCGGACGGCGCTGACGTTGGAAGACCTCATTATCCTCGTGGTCAGTAGATAAACGCAACATACCGCCTTTGCGGATTCGCATCAAAGCTAAAGTCATTGCGTCAACTTCGTCGTCATGTTCCCCAGCAGGGAACGCCAAAATTTCTTCCACAACCGCAGCACCCCAAGAATTCTCTGGGAACCAAACGTGGCCACTAGAAAACATATCTGCTACAGCATTAAGCCTTGCAATTTTGTCTTGACCCTTGCCTGGGCTGAAGTCTTGCACAAATATACCCGAGCGGCGCATCTCATCAATCAGTGGATAGCCACTGGCCTTTGACTCCACGATCACGCTATCTGGTTGCCACTCTTCATACTGCTCGTGCGCCAGTGCTTTTAACTCTGGGAACTCATATTTACCCTTGACGCGGTTAAGTAGGATGATGTTGTCAGTTACGGGATCTGTTGCAGAGGTTCTGTACTTAAACGTACCCCATGTTTGGCACACGGAATAGTCCGAACGTTCCTTGGTAGTGAGCGCCGTATCGTATGCCTGCACAATAAACTCAATTTGCGGTGGGTCTTCTTCTGTCCACCAGCGTATCCAGTCGCGTTTGATGATCGCAGCTTCCGATGCGGTAGGATTTTGCTGATACTGTGCAAACCATTGCCACATGATGTGGTGCATAGACGCCCGCGTTTGCTGCAAAGCCTCCAAACTCCACTGTTCTGGCCATATTGACTTCTCGTTCTCGGTGTTTTCGTTCAAAATTGCCGGAAATTCGAAGGCTTCGTACTTATCGCCCCCATCATTCATCGCGCTGTCCTTCAAAAGACGCCCGATCAGGTCCCGTTGGTGCCACCTTGTATGTAAAACGCAGATTTTGCCGCCCGGCATGAGACGAGTACGCAATCCAGCACTAAACCACTCGTATGCAGTGTCAAGTGATGTAGTATTTCCTGCCTTAATGTCCTGTTCAGACAGCGGATCGTCGGCAATTATCAGGTTAGCACCCCGTCCGGCCAACGCACCACCCACACCAATCGCAAAATACTCACCGCCCTTGGTTGTATTCCACTGCGCAGCCGCTTTAGCGTCGCTGGCAATCGCCGTTTCTGGAAAAATTGCCTTGTATTCAGGCGTACTGATGAGATTTCGCACCTTACGAGCCATCACAATAGCCAAGTCCGCCGTGTGGGAGGCCACAATTACCTTGTGATCGGGGTGTTTACCTAGATACCAAGCAGGATAGTAGATAGAAATCATCTGGGACTTGCCCATACGAGGTGCCATGGACACAGCAATTCGGTTCTTTATATCTTTCTCAACGTCCATCAGCAGGGCACCAAGGCGTTTTAAGTGCAGACCAAACTTGTAATTGGCATCTATAGCTGCAATAAACGCCAAAAAGTCATCGTGGCAAAGCTGCACGCGCTTTCTAGTCTCTAGCTCATCAAACATAGCTATCAGTTCTGCCGCTTCGTTAGTCGGCATCCCCTTGATGATCTTCTCAACCATGGCACTGTCAAGGGAAGTGTTCATGCGCTTTGGTGTCCTACCACGTCTGTAATGTCTAGAGGAGTTGTGTGCATTTTTATTGGCGCTTCGCTTACCTCACCCTCAATCACCTTGGTCAGACGTTCGCGTAACATTTGTTCCAGCTCTTCGGTTGGACGGTGGCGCATCGTAATTTCTGTCTTATCTGTAAACAAACCAACGTCGCTGATCTTGCCTAGCATCTCTAGAGCTTTGATACGGATGCGGGGATCTGCATTTTCTGACTCGACCACCAATTTGTTTGTTACGTAGGTTCGCAGTTGACTTGCACTTTTGACCACGACTTTATCGTACTCATCCAAAATTGCTGCAAGGTGCATAACTACCCCGGGTCGGGATAGCAAGTCGTCGTTGGCGGTGGAGTTACCAGTAAATACAGCTCGTGACTCTTTGCGGTCTTCGTCTGTTGGCTCTTGCATGTTTTGTATTTCATATAGCGTGTTCAATGCAACAGCTACCCGCTCCTCTAAGTTTGTAAAGGTCGGGGTGTATTCCGCAATCGGAATGTCGAAATTGAATATCGGTTGATACATGGAGGGAATCGCACTCCTGTGTTTGGAATTTGGCGTTGTAAGTATATAGTAATTTTTTTATATGTGTATTTTATTTTT